GGGAAAGCTGGAAACGGGCGGCTTCGCCTATCCGTTCGATGTGCGCCTGGACAAGGGCCAACCTGGTTACCCCGAGGGCGAATACGAACTGGACGTGGAATCCATGATCCAGGTCAACAAGGGCGTGGCAACGCTGAGCAAGTTCACCGTGCTGCGCCAGCCGCAGAAGCCCGCACCGCGCGTGGCTGCACAGGGCTAAGCCATGGCCGTGTGCGTGACTCTGACCCCTGAGGGGACGCTCGTACCCACCGGGGAGCCTGCATCGCAGTGTGGTGGCTACGTGCTTGTGTCAGGGGCGGAGCACGCACAGGCCTCGATCCTCATCGAACTTTTCCAGTGGCCTGAGCCGGAAGTGGCCACTGGCTGGTTCTCGGGGGTGTTCACCTTGGTCCTTGCACTCAACGTGCTGGGTTACGTAGTGGGCGCCGTCGTGAAGTCGGTCAGTACAGAGCGGGATTGACCACCCCACCCAACGCGCACAACGCGCATCACAGAAGGAGTAGTGCAATGGATTTCGACAGCATCCTGACCGGCCTCGCCGTCACCAGCGCCGTTACCGCCATCATCGGCGCCGGCGCCATCAAGGCCGCACCTGGCTTTGCCCGCTGGGCAACCAACAAGGTTGCGACCTTCTTCCGCTGATCGCGGAAGAGTCACAACGGGGAGGGGCTGGGCAACCGGCCCCGATTCCTATGAGCCCACAGCCCGATGACGTGAGCACCGAAGAGAGCCAGGACGATTGGTGTCCCGAGTGCGGCGGTGATGACGTGATCGAGCTGGACGACGGGAGCCTGTGGTGTCCCGAATGCCGAGCGGTCATCGACTACTAGGGGATGGCGATGGATTTCAGCGGGGTATTTCTCGGGCTCTCTGTCGCACAGGCGGTGGCCGCCATCGTGGGTGCCGGCGCCGCCCTGGCACTGCCGCTGTTCGGCCGGTGGTGCGTGGAGAAGATCGCGGGGTTCTTTGAGGATCGCGAAGACCTGGACACCGATGACCATGCTGACGATGAGGCGGGCGAGGCGGATGAGGTCGTGTGCGGTGACACCGGCCACGACTATGACGGCGGCGAATGCGTCTACTGCGGCGCGCCAGAGAAGGGGGATTGACGATGCTCGTGTGCATGGTGTTTGCGTTCATCGGCGGACTGGCCGGTCACGCCGTTGCCCTGGCATTCAATGAGGCCAGCCAGTGATTCGACATGCCATCCTGACAACCGCGGCGATTGCACTGGCCGTTCTTGGCCTGAGCCTTTCCGCACCAGCACAGGCCGCCGGGTGTCCGGCGAGCGCGGGCATCTCCTATGCCGAGTGCGACGATCAAGGCGAGGCTTACGCAGCGGCGTGGGCGGCTGCGACTGAGCAGGCTGGCATTTCCAATGCCGGTGGTGGGTCCACATGGGTCCCAATGGTTGAGCAGGAAGACAACGCATACGTTGGCTTCGTACGGCCCTCGTATGCGTCCAGCGGTCGGTATGCGTCCAGCAAGCGCGGTTACAAGACCAAGTGCAGTGCGCGACCGGAGGAAACGAGCTGGAAGGGCGACAAGTCAGGCATTGGCGCCGTCTGCCACAACGGTTGCAAGTACACCGACAGCCTCTATGCGGGATCACCCACCGGCCACCTCTACACGCCCTCCGGCGACACATGCAAGGCTAACGAATTGGCGCCGCCTGAAATAGCCGACCCCGGCGAGGGCGGCGGTGACGGCGGCGGCACCGGTCCGGGCGATGGTGGTGGCGATGGTGGCGGTACCGATCCGGGTGGCGGTGACGGCGGCGGTACCGGCCCCGGCGGTGGTGATGGCGGGGGTGGCACAGGGCCTGGTGATGGCGATGGCGGCGGTACCGATCCGGGTGGCGGCACCGGACCTGGCCCAGGGCCGGGCACGGGAGAGGGCGGCGACGGTGGCGGGGCAGGGCCCACAACGGGACGGCTGTACAAGAAGTCGGGCAAGACCGTCGCCAAGGTGCTTGCCGAGTTCAAGGCTGGCATTGAGGGCGCCCCGATCCTGTCTAAGGTCAAGGGATTCTTTGGCACCTGCACGGGGGGCGGATCGTGCCCGACGGCGACTTGGGATGGCGGTCAGTATGCCGGCAAGTTCGACCTGGCCAGCTTGTGCAGCGGGCCGCTGTTGCAACTGTTCCAGTACGCCGGCTTCGTGTTCTTGGCGGGCATGGGTGTTGTCGCCTTGAGGTGGGCATTGCTATGAAGCGAAAACACCTGGTCGTGCTGGCCGCTGCGCTGGCGGTGCTGGTCCTGTCGGCATCCTGGGCTTACGCCGATGGCGTTGGCCCCGTGACCGCCATTACAGCCTGGGCCAAGGAACAGCTCACGTCGCTTTGGGCCGATTTCACCGACTTCATGACGGACCTGCAGACGGACTTCATCGAGCTGGTGCTGTCCTACGTCAAGGCGTTGGTCTACCTGATCCCGGCGCCGGACTTCCTGTCTCAAATGAGCTTCTGCGCGATGCTCACCGCGGCCGGTCCGTGGACGGCCTTCATCGTCGCCCAGCTTCGCGTTGGCGAGGCCATCGCGTTGCTCACCGCGGCGCTGGTCTTTCGCCTCGTGCGCGTGTTCCTGACCCTATTCCAGTGGACGTAACGACATGATCTTCGGTCACGAAGGACTGCCGCAGAGCGGCAAGAGCTACGAAGCGGTGCTGCATCACATCCTGCCGGCGCTGCGCGCCAAGCGGCACGTGTACGTGCGGTTGAATGGGGTAGGGGATAAGCTCGATAAGATCGCTGCGCACCTGGAAATGCCAGAAGAAGAGGTGCGCAGCCTGGTCCACGTGATGGGCGACAAAGAGGTCGTGGAGTGGTGCGTCTGCGACACTGACAATGACGGCGGGGTCACGTTCCCGCACATCGAGAAGCACGCCTTGGTGGTGATCGATGAGGCGCACGAGTACTGGCCCACCAACCGGGCGAACCTCCCGGAGCGGGCGGCCAACTTCTTTGCCAAGCACGGCCATATCAGCCTGGACATGGTCATCATTTCGCAGGACTGCAAAGACCTGCACCGGCTGATCATTCGCCGAATGGCGAAGAAGAACACCTACACCAAGCTCGATGCGCTCGGCTCGGATCAGCGTTATTCGGTGAGGTTTTACGCCGCCACGGGCACCGGCAAGTACGAGACGGTCGGCACCGAGACCCGGAAGTATGACCCGGCCATATGGGAGCTGTACCACGGCGTTCAACCTGGCATCGAGAGCAACGAGGTCTACAAGGGGAACACCCGCACGCTGTGGAAGACCTTGCGCGCGCCTTCAATTCTGATGGGTCTGGCGCTGATCGTCGGCGTGTACGTGCTCGGCCGGTTCTTCCTCCTGGGCAGCGATTCGACCGGCACGGCGGACAAGATGAAAGAGGCGGTCGCTTCGCAGAAGGCGGCCATCCCGGCGATGGGTCATGCACCCGGATCGCAACCGGCCACTGTGGTGACCAAGGTGGTGGATGCACCCAAGCAGAAAGAGGTTCTTCCAGCCGGCGTGCAGTACATCCTGGACATGGCAGTTCAGGCCAGGGCGAGGCACGCCGGCTGGTACGGGCACCGCGATCTTGTCGAGTTCCGCGCATTGGGCGGTGGCCAAGTGCTTGACCGGTTCACCACTGAGCAGCTTTGGGCTCTGGGCTGGTCCGTCAAAAGGACGGAGTTCGGCGTACTGCTGTCGGCGAAAGGCCACGAGATCATCGCGACCACCTGGCCCGTTGATCCGTTCGGCGAACAATCCGATTCGACCACCGAGCGCATAAGGGCTGCGGCGGGGTCGTCTGTGACGAGCGCGAGCGAGACACAGCCGACCACCGCCGCGGCGAACGGGAGCACCCTGATTGCAGTTGGCAAGCGCCCGCTGGGCACGTTCCCCGAGACGCCGCCATATCCGGCCAGCTTCTGAGTGTTGCGGCTTGTCACGTCGAGAAACCCATCGGTTAACATGCCTCCACGCCTCTGTAACGGCTATAGAGATTCGATCCGGATGCATTGGAGGAACAGCTTTCGCCGCCCCAGAGGGCGGATTGTAGGTTGTCCGCCAACGCGCTTCCGATGAAAATTCCGAGCGAAACAGAGAATTGCAGACCTGCAAAGGAGCTTGAGGGAAGCATGTTGAGATCTGTCGAGGCCGTCTATAACTGCCCGCGCTGCCGGGCGAATCAGATTACTTTTGATGTCCACTCGATTCACAAGGTTGGCGTCGCCTATCGTTGGCAAAAGATCTATGAGGCTTCAGCCGTCTGCCGAAAATGCAGCCTGATGAGCATCCTTGTTCTCAAAAGCTCGGAAGTAGATAGTGAGGATGAGGACGAAGCAGTTTCTGGCGGCGTACCAGTTTGCCTCAACCATGTTATGAAGGTTGACGGGCATGTAAGCTGCAAGGACGCTGCCGGAATTTCGCCACCAGAGCACCTGCCCGAACAGGTGAAAGCCGCATTCCAAGAGGGCGCGACATGTCTCGCGGTTGGTTGTATCAATGCCGCAGGCACCATGTTTCGATTGTGCGTTGATTTCGTTGCCACTGACCTTGTCAATGCCAACAGGGATAAACAGCCAGACGCCAGGACAAAGCGATCTCTGGGCCTGCTTCTTCAGTGGCTCTACGATGAGAACCGAATTTCGCCGGAGCTTCACGAACTGTCCGCCTGCATCAAGGATGATGGGAACGACGGAGCTCACAGAGGCACGTTGTCCCAAGCCGACGCAGACGACCTGCTCGACTTCACCATCGAGCTGCTGGAGTCCCACTACACGCGAAAGGCGCGACTTCAAGGGGCAGCCGAACGGCGCGCGGCGCGTCACCAGCAAGCTTAGCCGAAGCGGGGGTAGGGGCTACGCCCCTACGAACAACGCCTCACACGCGCTGATGCGGTTTCGGCCCACGACTCATGTAGACCACATTGGACGTCTCGGCGTCGGGGTCGGGATCACGCACGCCGAACCGCCGTTCTCGGCGAATTCTGAGCGCTTCAGCTAGGTAGATCACGCTGGATTTCGCCGTGGCCGAGGCCTTTCGTGTAGCTGAGGCCCGGGGAGCCGCATCAGCCATCATCAGCCGCCATTCCCGCGCGATATTGCAGGTCAGGGACCACCAGGCCATGTCGCAGGGCTCCAGCTGGTGACCTTCGGGAGTGAACATGTGCCCAGCCTGGAAACCGAAGCCGGCCCAAGTGCCGGCCAGGTCAATTCGTTCGTGCGGATCGATCTTGATCATGCTGCGAGCTCATCCTTGTCGGGGGTTCCAACAGGGAGGCAAGAGCCAAGCCAGAGCCGCAGCCATTGCCAAGAGGACCCGACGAAGGCCCAGATTCGGCGGATACGACATTTCGCATAATGTATATTATGTTCTGCGCATCTTGGGGTGGCTGGCACGGCTCTTGCCGTCTCCACGGCACCTACTCTGGCATGGAGCCTGATCGTGCGTGATCGGAACCTAACCGGCCCTTGGGCCGGTTTTTCGTTTAAGAGTGGCCGACTGGTCACGCCCGAGGGCCGCGAGCTCGAACCGCAGGACCTGGCCTGGCTGTCTCTCACAGCTGCACAGGCACAGGAATGGCGCCGCATGATGGAGAGCGGTCGTGCGGCCGGCAAAGCTCGGAAGCCGTTGTCCTTCAATGCTGCCAGCGTGGTAAAGCTTTCCGACGCCGTGGCACAGCGCCGACAAAAGCGGTCTGCGGTGGTGATGGCCGGGCCCGACGCCGAACCGCCAACAGCAGTCCTGCCGGTACCGGGGCCGAAACGCCGTCAGCGCGTGTGAGGCGCATCCGTAGGGGCGCCGCCCCTACACCCCGGCTAGAATGCGCCCAGGATCACTTGGGGGGCCATAGGTGGCTACCCTAGAGCCGCGCAAGCTGCCAACACTGCCAGGTGACCAACGTAGTAGCCGTAAAAGGCCCACCGGCCCCGTGGCAGCTGCCAGCGCACCCCGGACAGAGCCACGACCACCGGAAGCGCCATCAAGGCCCACAGGTTGCCGTTGAAGAGGCACAGCGGCACAAACCCGGCCAGTACCGGCAGCGGTCGACCGGTGCGGAACCCGAACCATGCCAGCAGCACGAAGGCCACGCCGGACCACTGGTAGTCCACGAATGCCGGCAGCACCACCGCGGAGAACGCCAGGACAATCCATCGGCGCTCGCTGGCCGCGTGGACCGCAGCCGCGCACAGCGCGAACGTCAGCAGGATGTTGAGCGGCAGCCAGTATCCGAAGGCCAACGCATGCACGGGTTGGGCAATGACACCCCACATGGAGAGCCGGCGAACGGACTTGACCGCGTCGGCACCAGGCTGGGCCAGGTTGAAAGCCATTACCAGGGCGAACAGCGGAAAGGCCACCCGCCCCGCTTCGCTGAGTCCAGGTACGTAGCCACCATAGATCACCTTGGCCAGGTGATCCCCGGTCATGAGGATCACGGCCAGCCACTTCAACAGTTCGCGTGCGCTGCTGGTCATAGGAGGTTCGGCGCCGTGGAGGTGGTCAGGAAGGTGCTGGTTTCATGCGCCTTGGATTCGGGGAACGTGCCTGATGCCCGCTCCACGTGCTGCATCACGACCCCGCCCGCCTCGCTGCGGATGCGGCGGGATTCCTCCTGATAGTGGGCCGACTGCTGGTAGTCGTTCATGCGCCGCGCCTCAGCCTGATTCGTGTCAAGGAACGGCTCGTATTGGCCCTCGCGAGCAACGAGCCTGCACTGCTGCTGATCCATCACGTACGTGGTGCCCTGCTCCGTTTTGCAGCTGCATCGCCCGATCTGATGCTCGCCCATGGCATCCAGTCCATCGCCAGAGGCCATGCAGTAGACCCGTGGCGGCTGGTTGGTGGGAACCGTGAGCGAGTCGTACGCGGGCGCCGTCCACGGCTGTCCGTCGACTCGCGGTGTCATCCACGCCACGTAGTCGCTGGAACGCGTCGCTGAGGGTGGTTCGGCTTGCGGCGCGGCTGCGACCGTCGCTCCCGCTCCGTTCTCCGCCGCTTGCTGCGCCGATGCTTGGGGTTGGGCAGTGTTCAACTCCCCTCTAAGCTGGGAATTCACGCGATTCACGGACCACCATGCGCCGTAGATCACCATGGCGAGCAGCAGGAACGCTGCCGGGTAGTACCACGGGATGTTCTTCTCGCTGGTGTCCATCACCGTGGATTCATAGAGCCCCATCGGCCGCTTAGGCAGCTTCACCCGCTTCAAGATCAGAGGATGGCCCTTTTCAGGGTTCTTTTCGTAACGGTCGAATGTGCGCAGATGAGCGAACGGCAGACCGAACCGGCGCCGCACATGCACATGGCGTTCAATGAGGTCCTGCACAAAGTCGTCGCACTGCCGATCCGGCGACTGGCTGACAAAGATGAAGTCCAGGCCGCGGTGTCGATGCTTAGCCAGCTGCTCGACGTGATGCGGAACTGCCGAACCAGGTCGACGCTTGGGCAGCATGCCATGCTCGTATGCTTCATCGACCACGCAAACAGCACCGTCGGGAAGGAAGTTCGGCCAGTCGCAGAACTCTTCAGGCGTCATCGGCAACATGCGCGCTTCGTCGTGCTTGAAGCCACGCACGTTGCAGACGTAGACCAACCGACCCTCGTTGAGGAAGTCGATAGCGTGATCGATCGCGTGAAGCGTTTTTCCATGACCAGGCTGGCCCGTGTACCAGTAGATCATTCCTTGGTCACTCCCAATTGCTGCGCCGCCGAAGTAGGCATCGGGATGATCTTGAACATGAAGCGCACCGAAAGCGCCGACAGAATCATGGTCATGAACTGATCAAAGCCCACGGCACCCATGAAGTTATGCGCCCAATCCGGCAGGCCGCCCATGTAGTTGCTGATGAAGCTCTTGAGCTGCGGAAGTACCTGGTTCATCGACACCAGGGTGATTCCCGCTGCGCTGAGCCCCTTTGTGACGATGCGCCCGACCCCGCCAAAGAGGACGGTCCATACCAGATTCACGCCACGCGTGATCCATTCCCAAATCATGCTCATCAGGCGTCTCCGAAGACGATGCGGAACGAAATGAAAGCGCCCATGAGCAACATCACGGCACGCATGGCCGCTACCAGCTGACACCACCAGGTCGTGCTATCGAGCGAGACCGACCCAAACTTGCCAAAGTCGAGCGTCCCGAACGTCGGGCATGATCCGCCGCCGAAGCCACTGGTATCGATCAGGCTGGAATCGAACTTCCATGAGAACTTGCCAGGTCCATCAACGTCCTCTGCGCCGGCATGCGGATTGCCGATGCTGCCCTGCCCCTCGCCGGGCCGACCGGAGCATAGCTGTGCACGCTGCGCACGCAGCTGGTTGGCCTGCACCGTGTCGCCCTCAACGCTGAAAGGTGCATCGCAGTTCCCAACGTCACCCGTCACCTTGCCGCCGTTGGCCTTTTCTGCGGCACAACGAGTTGCCCAGGTCTGCATCGCGATCATGCCGAGGATGGGATCACCACCGGTGGCGGGTGGCGAAGCGCAGTTGCCGCCACCGGTAGCAGTGTTGCCATTGCCCTCACCCTTCTCGCCGTTGCCGTTACTACCACCCACGCCGGGGCCGGAGCCATCACCCGGCGTCGGCGTATTGCCATTGGGCGTACCCTCGTTCTTGTACCCGTTGAAATTGTTGGTGGTGTTGCCGTTGTTGTTGGTGATGCTGCCGCCGGGGCCGGAGGGCTTCCAGTCCTCACCGGGGCGGTTGCTGGGAGGATTCAGGCCGCTGTTCGGCGCGCTGATGCTGGCAGCCTCAGTGCGGGGGTCATTGGTGGCGGTGTGACCTTTTTGATTGGCGGTATCGCTTGCACAGGTGCGGAAGCCCGACGAAGTGCTGATGCACGTCTTGTCCTTCGACTTGCACACCTGGTACGCCCCCGACTGATGGCAGTACTCATCCTTCTTATCGGGCTTTGGCCGGGTGTCGTCAGGCGTGCAGATCGACCCCGTGGCGCGCCATGTCCCGGAACGAATTGAAATGGCATTGGGGTTGCCGTTCTCACGGAGTGAGAAATCGGTACCGGGGTCCAGATTTGGCGCAACCTTGCAGCCGCTGTCGCAGACGCCGCCCGAGTACATCGTACCGTTGATCATTCCCGCTTGGCCGTCAACGCGGGTCTTGCAAGTGCTGCTGCATGGGTAGCTGAAAAGGCCGAGGTAGCCGCCGTTTGTTGAAAGCAGCCCTACTCTGCACACGCCATCACTCTGGCGCCCGATATCAACGCATTGCTTGGCCGAGTTGAGCGCGTTCCAAGACATGCTGTTGCGACAGTCCATGGCCGCGTCACCCGCGTCATATGCGAATACCTGGGGCGCCGCGAGCATCGACACCACAAGGCAAGCCAGCAGCGCTACGAATCGAATGCGAGCCATAGCGCCCCCAGTACAGCCACGATCACGAAATAGCCCATATGACCCTCAAAAAGTAGGGGCGACGAGCGCCCCTACTTGGCCTGCTTGATATTCCCCCACAGCAGAAAAAGCCCCTTCACCGCTGCGAGAACCGAGAGGATTCCCGCGATGACCTCAGCAGCCGTCGCGAGATACCCCATGATTGCTACTACGACGGGCACGACACCCGCACCTGGTTACTTGGCGCGCTTGATCATCGACCACAGCAGGAACAGGCCCAGGACACCCGCCAGAACAACCAGGATGCCGCTGACGCTGGACTTGCCGTTCGTGATTTCGGCAGTGATGGCCTCAGCCGGGCCGCCACTGGCGAGCGCGGCGCCACTGGCAACCATGGCGGTGGCACCGGCAACGACCTTGGTGCCGGTCGAGCGGGCGATGGAAACGACGTTGCTGGCGATCTTGTTCATCTTCATGTCGGTACTCTCTTGGTTGGGTTAGAACCGCTCACGGGACACACGGGCGAACTGTCTGAAAACGACGCCCAGTGCCCAGCAGGCCGCGATGGCGAATGCGACTTGCGTACCCTCAGCCAGCGTGAGCGGTGGCAGAACTGGCTGAGGGTTTTCGATCCAGACCGGCACAGCGCAGACGCCATCGGTGCCAATGTTCTGGACCGCACACGACTGGATGTAGACCGGGTCTGGCATGAATCAGACGCCCGCGCCAGGTCGCGCCGGCTGCTTTGCCACCGGCCGCAGCACGGTGAACTTGCTCAGCGTTGCCACGCCCTTGTTGACCTGGATCATCGATTCCACGTCCAGCTCGTATTCGCCCTCGGGGTAACCAGGCTGGCCCTTGTCCAGGCGCACATCGAACGGATAGGCGAAGCCGCCCGTTTCCAGCTTTCCT